TGCAGTTCCTCACAGATTTCTACCTATGGATAAAAAACGATATGCCTGCACGCCAAGGAAGAAAAAAGGGAGAGCGTGCGCCCTCCTTGTATTTGGGCAACATACGGATATTGCACAACAAGGCAAAGGATATATACAACGATGAAGATGCAGGAGTTATACGCATACCATTAAGCCCATTTAAGCGTTTTCACGTTCCACGCCAACCACTCACACGCAAGAGGAGTATAACAACAGAGCAATTACAAGCTATAATGCAAGTACCCGATGGTAAAACAAAGGATAGTAGGGTTACGTTGGCAAGGGATATGTTTTTGCTCTCCTTTGGGCTTATAGGTATGAATAGTGTAGATTTGTACAACTGTACACAAATAGAGGGCAACCGTATAATATACCAACGTACCAAAACACGTAACAGGAGAGCCGATCACGCAACAATAAGCATTAAGGTTGAGCCTTGCGTAGTGCCATTACTGGAAAAGTACAGGGATAAAACTGGTAAAAGAGTCTTCAACTTTTACCAGCGTTATTCAGATTCCCATACCTTTAATGCCAATATCAACAAGGGGCTTAAAAAAATAGGTGCTATGCACGAGGTAAGCATATCCGATTTAGAGTTTTACGCAGCAAGGCATACGTGGGCAACATTGGCAAGGAATAAAGCAGGGATAGATAAAGCTACCATACACGAGGCATTAAACCACGTGGACGAGCAAATGCGTATAACGGATATATATATAGATAGGGATTATAGCAAGCAAGACGAAGCAAACAAAACATTGCTTGAGCTTGTGCGTTTTACTCCTCCACTTTCTTAGCAGCCATCATACGCCCTTTGCCAGTAAGCAGCCACCTTGCACTTACATTGTACACCTCTACAAGAGGAACAAGCCAGTATAGTTTAAGCAGCTTACGCTCTAATTCTTTTTCTTGCGCATAAAACAACCTCTTATCAATATCATACAGCCTGCAATAAGTTTGGCGACCTCTTATTACTTTGTTTTCTAAAAGCACATTAAATGCCTCATAGAAACGCCTCTTTATCCCTGTAGAAATGTTTTCACTCTGTTGTGTTGGCATAATATAGGGATTTTTTAGCCTCTAATAGGCAGTTTTTAATACCTGCAAGCTCCTCAATAGGCTTGCTATCTATAATAGCGTTATCAATAGCTATTTCGACCTTTAATAACGCCTCATTTATATATTTTTCAACCATTTCCATACTAATACTTTGGTTTGAATGGGATTATACGGCAGCCTCTGTTTTTTCATTACGGGGTGTGTCAAACTCATCTTGCAGTTTGCTCCTTAATGCTCCTATCTCTCTGTTGAGTTTTTGTATCTCCAAATCTTTTTTATACAACAACTCATCTTTTTCCTTAACAACGCTTGCTGGGTATAGTTTACCCTCACTAATGAGTTTAAGGATTTCATTAGCCACAATTTCTGAACCCTCCTGTACAACCTTTTTAGTCGTATTCGCTATGTTCTCCATGTCCGCTTCAAACATAGCACCATACCCAGTAGTTAGCCACGCTGCATTAAATCCAAAAACCTTTGCCCAGTTAGCTGCTGTTCGCTTTCCAAACGGCTTTCCATTTAGCAGTCTGCCAACTACTTGCTGGGTTGAGCCAAGCATTTCAGCAGCGACTACTTGGGTAATACCTTTTTCCTTGAGGTAGTCCTTAATTTTTTTACCTACATTATCTGCCTGTATCATAGTTACTTATATAGAATCACTAAAAGGTACGACAAAAAAGTCGTATTTTATTTTGGTAATACGACCAAAAAGGTTTACTTTTGCATCGTTATAACCAACTAACGATACAAAAATAAGCAAAAATGGGTGTAATAACAAGTAAACAGAATGGAAATTGCAGAAAAATAACCGCTAGGGGCTATGCTAGTATTGCTTTTTCCGATATTTATCACAGCTTGCCAAGACAAGCAAAAGCCCCCAAACAGGCATTTGTTGAAGATATAGCAGCTCTATGTTGTTGTAGCCAGCAAACAGTAAGAATGTGGATACAAGGTGTTCAACGCCCCGATGCCTTAAAGCAAAAAATGATTAGTGAGCATTTAGGGGTTAATGCTGATGTTTTATTTCCTGCAAAAGTATGAGACCAGTAGAGTTTTATATTACTCCAGAGGGCGATGTTACGCTTAGGGAGGTGGGCAAGGCAGAAAGGCAATTAACAGAAAAAGATACAGACATTATACAGCCTCTCCTCTATGCACTCCGAGAGTATTACCCAGCAGCTTATAGTTGCTTAATGGATATATACAGTAAGAGTGTAGGTAATAAGCCTTACCGTGATTTCCTTGCAGCACGTAGGTTTATAAAATGCAACTTTGGGGTATTTGATAACACCATAGATATTGATGCTGAATGGAGCTTTAATTTTGAGTTTGTAAGTTGCCCTATGCGTGGAGAATGCAAGTTTGACCATATACTTTGCCAGCCAAAATTTAACAGCTCATTAAGTGAGAGACAACTTGAGGTAATGCGTATGTGTTACGAGGGGTGCAAAGATGATGAGATTGCAGAAGCATTATTTATCAGCATTAACACGGTTGCAAACCATAGAAAGGCAGCGTTCTTAAAGCTAGGTGTGCATAGTATGGGAGAGTTTAACAAATACGCTAACGATAACAAATTATTTGGATAGTATGGAAAGAGAGCTTACAGGAAAAGAAACGGCAAAAAGTTTCATCGGAATAGTTGCTATGTTTTTATTGGCAAGCACACCTGACGAGGATTACAGCATAGTAGCATTTATTAGGCTACTCATAGCAATTATATTGGGGATAGCAGCAGTTGCATACCAATACCGCTGTATGCACTCTCCATTAAAAGAGGAAGAAAAAAATGGAAAATGAGGCATACAAAATACGCTCTTTTTTAGAGAGTGTTGCAGAGTGTGGAGCAGCGCAAGCTATTAAGCAACTTGAACCAGCCAGCGATAAACTAACACAGCGTAAAGCGTATGAGTTTTTCCGCAAAAGAGATACGCAGCACGGTGGGGAATTTATACACGGTGAAGCGTGGGTAAAGAAAATGGTACAGGAGGGCAATCTGCACCCTGTGAGAGAGGGGAAAAGCACAAATAGCCCACTCTATTACAGCAAAACAGAAATGTTACAAGTGCTGGCAACAGAAGAGGCTGTAAGGCAAGATATTTTCAAAGGTACATTACTTTAATTTTTTATAATATGGTTATACAAATTCAAATGCTCACTATGCGCAACTTTAAGGGTGTGCTGGGAGAAAGAAAGATTGAGTTTAGCCCCACTGTAACACAGGTACTAGGAGCTAACAAAACAGGTAAGACCACAATAGCCGATGCTTTCCGCTGGTGTTTGTTTGGCAAAAACAGCGAGGGCAAAAGCGAGTTTGGAATTAAAACAAAGGATGAGGAGGGTAACGTATTACCCGAATTATCGCACGAGGTAGAGGTCGCTTTGCTTGTTGATGGCAAAGAGGTTGTATTAAAACGTGTGTACGTTGAAAAGTGGACTAAACCACGCCAACAAGAGGAGCGAAAGCTAACAGGACACACCACTAACTACTTTGTTAATGACGATAAGTACACAGAGAAAGACTACAAAGCATACATTGATAGCATCTGCTCTGAAAGCCTATTTGTGTGCATTACTAACCCTAATTATTTTACGAGCTTGCCCGATGATAAACAGCGTGCCTTGCTAACTAAAATGGTAGGAGAGGTTAGTTTGGAGCGCATTGCTGATGGTAACGAGGCTTTCACTAACTTACTGAAAGAAATTGATGGCGAAGAACTCGTTACGTTTTTGCAGCACCTTAGCTATAAGAAAAAAGAAGTTAAGGAAGAGCTGGAACGCATACCTGTACGCATTAGCGAACAGAAGAACGAAATAGCAACACTCACAGATGAGGGTTGTAACTGGGTGCAGTTGGAAAAAGATATTGCCAGTACTGAACAAGCTATTGAGCGCATTGACGAGGAAATTGCAGACCGCAGCAAGGTTATTGATAGCGAGTATAACGCACGCAGAGATGAACGCAAGGCTGTAAATGACTTACGAGAAAAGGCAGATAACATAGAGTTTAAGCACCGCAAGGAGTTTAACGCAGAAACAAATGAACGCCAAAATACAATTAGCACCTTAGAAAGCAAGTTGCGTAACCTCCGCAACCAAATTGCACAGGAAAAGGATAGCAAGGAAAAAGCCCAAGCACAATTAAAAGCTATTGAGAGTGAGAAAGAGGATTTTAGAAATCGCTGGCAAGAGTTGGATAGTTCTAATTTTGTTGCTAACGAAGATGAGCTTGTTTGCCCTACCTGTATGCGAAGATACGAGCAAGGAAAGGTAGATGTAATGTTAGCCGTAATGGAACGAGCATTTAACACTCAAAAAGCAAGCAAGTTAGAGACAATGGAGCAAGAGGCTGCTGATATTAAGCAACGCACTAAAAAACTCAATGAAAGAATAGAGGAAGCTGATGCAAAGCAGTTGGAGCTTCAGCAAAACGAAAGCGAGCTTAAACAGGAGCTTGAAAAAGCCAAAGCCGTTACAGTGCTTACAGCAGCAGAACGCATTGAGAACGATGCAGAGTTAAAGGCTTTGCGTGAAAAGGCAGAGGCACGCATACAGAAGCTAAACAAGCCCGATACAGATGCTACACAGGAAGCCTCTAAAATGAGTGAGAGCCTTAAAAAAGACAAAGAGGAATTGCGTGCAAAACGTGATGCCTTGCGTGATAAGCTCAATACACGAACGATTATTGCCAACAAAAACAAGCGCATAGCAGAGCTTGAGGGGCAAGAAAAGAAACTCAATGAGCAACTTGCAGAGCTGGAACGCCAAGAGTACACAGCAGAGGAATTGGTAAAAGCTAACATTGAGATATTAGAGCAGCGTGTAAACTCATTGTTTGGTTTTGTACAATTCACGATGTTTGACCACCGCCTAAATGGAGCATTGAAACCTATGTGCGAATGCACTGTTAAGGGTGTACCTTATAGTGACTTGAACAATGCAGACCGCATTAACGCTGGTATTGATATTATCAATGCTATATGCAATTTTAACAACGTGTATGCTCCTTGCTTTATTGATAACGCAGAAAGCATTAACGATGTTATGCCAATGCAGAGCCAGTGCATACAACTAATTGTAAGCCGTGATAAACAACTGGTAACAATACATAATAACAACGATTAAAAATTGAGTTATGACACAGAGTAAAGAACAGGCTGCACAGCAGCCAACACAAATGGCTGTATCAGCCAATGCAGTAGCACTTAAACGTTTCCAAGAGGAAACTGCAAACAACGTGCTTGACAGAGTAAATGCTATGCAGGAGACAGGCGAATTGGTTTTGCCACAAAATTACCACGCTGGCAATGCAGTACGTTTAGCGTGGTTGTACTTGCAAACGGTAAAGGATAGAAACGACCGCCCAGCAGTTGATGTTTGCACGAAAGAGAGTATTTGCAACTGCTTCCTTGAAATGATTATAAAGGGTTTGAGTGTGGCAAAGAAACAATGTTACTTTATCGTAACTGGCAACCAACTCTCTTTTTGGGAGGATTACAGGGGCAAGTATATGCGTGCAAAGCGTGATACAGAGATTGCTACTGTAAATGCACAGGTTGTATATGAGGGCGATGAGTTTGTGTACACCGTTGATGAAAACGGCTTATACCAGCTGGTTAAGCACGAAACAAAGATGGAGAACATAAACATTGAGAAGATTACAGGTGCTTATGGTGTGGTTATCAACAAAGATGGCAGCAAGCATTTGGAAATTATGACAATGGCTATGATACGCAACTCGTGGCAACAAGGAGCAGCAAGGGGTAATAGTGGAGCGCACACTAAGTTTACCGACCAAATGTGCAAGAAAACTGTTATCAGTCGTGCTTGCAAAGTAGCTTTAGGTAGTGCAGAAGATGAGGAGTTAGCACCCGATGCAGCTGCAAGTGAGCGAACATTAGCCAATACAAGCTCAACAAAGACCATTGAGCCAACTGTTGAGCCAGCAGAGTATGTTGAACTCCAAATCGGTGAAAATGTAAACACCGATACAGGAGAGATTGCCAAGCCACAAGATATGCCAGCAGCAGAAAGTGTAGAGGAAGATGCTCAACCTGCAAAGAAATGCCCACTCTAAAATAATTGATTATGAAAGAGCTTTGGAGTGATATTGTAGGATATGAGGGGCTATATAAAATTAGCACATTAGGGGAAATAGTAAAGATATGCCAAAGTGGTAATAAGCCTATGGCTATTTATACAAACCCTAAACACTATTGCCGTATTAGGCTTACTAAAAATGGCAAAGCAAAGACTTTCCTTGTACATAGGCTGGTATATATGACATTCAAAGGAGAGATACCAACAGGTATGCAGGTACACCATAAAGATGGGGATAAGAATAATAACAAATGCCAAAATCTTATGCTACTATCCAATGGCGCACATCACAAAGAAACTGCAAAACAAAACCCTTATATGTACAATAAATCAGCTATAAGCAGAACAAGGAAAGTGCTACAATATACACTACAAGGCTCTTTATTAAAAGAATACAATTCGCCTGCTGAAGCTGCACAGCATACAGGAGTTTGCAAAAGAAATATTCAGCAAGTTTGCGCTGGCGCAATAAATCCAAATGGAGAAAAACGTAAGCAAGCAGGTGGTTATATTTGGAGGTACAAGCAATGAAACTTACAGTAATAGGTAGTAGTAGCAAAGGCAATGGTTATGTAATTACCACCAATAATAAATCTGAAAGCCTTATAATAGAGGCTGGGGTAAAATTATTAGAGGTAAAAAAGGCTGTTGATTTTAAGATTTCCAGCATAAGTGGGTGTATTGTTTCGCATCAACATAACGACCACGCAGGTTATGCCTCCGAGTATGCCAAAGCAGGTGTTAGGGTATTAGCACTTGAAGAGGTACTGAAAGTAAAAGAAATAACAAGGAATTGCCAGCGCATAGAGCTGGGCAAAGGCTACAAAATGGGAGGCTTTAAGATATTACCTTTTGAGGTAATGCACGATGTTCCTTGTGTTGGTTTTGTTATTGAGCATAGCGAGTGTGGCAAGATAGTGTTTTTAACCGATACATACGCCTGCCAATACAGATTTGCAAACGTAAACCACTATTTGATAGAGGCTAACTATGCAGATGATATTTTAATAGAAAATATACTTGCTGGTAGAGTACCACAGGCAATGCGTAACAGACTACTAACAAGTCATTTTGAGTTGAGTAACACTATTGCTATGCTTAAAAGCAGCGACTTGCATAGTGTGCGAAATATTGTACTCATACACCTTAGCGATGGCAACAGTGATGAGAGGCGATTTGTTGCAGAATGCAAGGCAGTATTAGGCAAGAAAGTAGTTGCAGCAAATGCTGGGCTTGTGTTGGATATAGACACCATACCGCTATGAGATACATAAAAGAGAGTAATGCAAAACTTATAGAGGAGGTGCTGGAGGTTCGCATAAGCCAACTTAAAGAGCTACCAGCTCCAAGCCTACGGTTGCAAAACAAAATAAGGCTGTTGAAAATTGCATTAAAAGAATTACAAACAAAGAAAATAGTAAAAAATGGAAGAGTTAAGAATTAACAAAGAAAATGTTATTGCCTGCTACAACAAAAGCAGTGAGGAAACAAAAGAAACTTTGATGCACCTTTTCGGTGAAGATGTTTTTAAGTTTGATTTCCGTAGTATTAAAACCTACAAAGATGCCTGCAAGCATTTAGGACTTGATGGTAGTAAGGAGGTGTTTAATATAGATGATTGCAACTCCTTTAATAAGAAAGCAATGCAACAGGCAGATGCAGTGTACAGGCTCATAACCATTTGCGATGCTATAAACAACGGACAAAAGTATGATAAAAACGGTACAACGTGGTTTCCTGTATATTATTTCTACACCAAAGAGGAGATAGAGAGAATGGGAGAGGAAAAACGCAAAGAAAAAGGTATTAAACTCCTCTCCTCTGCTCATGCGAACTATTCGGAGAATTCGGGTGTTCGCTGTGCGAATGCGAGTAATCGAGGTGCGAGTACGAGTACGTATTGGGGTTTCCCCTTGTGCCTAACAAGCGAGGAAAAGGCTCTATATGTAGCAGAGCAATTCGAGAGTTTGATTTTTAGATGTTATGGAATAGAAGTTAAGGAGGATTAAGTATGAATAGCTGGTTTGAATGCAAAGTGCGTTATGAGAAAACGCAAGAAAATGGTACAGTAAAGAAAGTTACAGAGCCATATTTGGTAGATGCTTTGAGCTTTACAGAAGCTGAAACACGCATTACCAAAGAGATTACACCGTATATGGCTGGGGAGTTTGAGGTAAGCGATATTAAACGTGTACGCTACTCCGAAATATTTGAAAGCACTGAAGAAACAGCAGATAAATGGTTTGAGTGTAAATTGGAGTTTATTACGCTTGATGAGCGTAGTGGCAATGAGAAGCGAAGTAATAGCCGTGTACTCGTGCAAGCAGCCAATTTGCGTGATGCTATGAAAAAGCTGGAGATTAGCATGAGTACAACTATGGTTGATTACAATGCTCTCTCCATAAAAGAAACAGCACTAATGGATGTTTACAAATTTCAAGCCGACACAGGCGTTGAAAATTCTTAATCAATAAACACGTACCTCTGTTGCATAGAAAATGCGACAGAGGGCGTGAAAAACGGCAAAAACAGCAATGATTAATAAAGGTTGGATAAAGCTACACAGGCAAATACTTGATTGGGAGTGGTCAGATGAGCCTACTATGGTTGCTTTATTCGTACATTTACTCCTTATGGCTAACAGTGATGAGGGGTGGAGGTACAGAGGGGTTGAGCTTAAAGCTGGGCAACTCATTACAAGCCTATCACGTTTAAGCGAGGCAACAGGCATAACCATTAAGGCATTGCGAACACGATTAGCGCGACTTGTTTCTACTGGGGAAATTAGTGTTGAGAGCTGCAAAAATTACAGCATTATCACTATCTCGAATTATGCAATTTATCAGCCAATGGCAAACAAAGGGCAAACAGAAAACGTTGATAATACGGAGGTTGCAAGCAATGTCAACCCAAATGGGGCAAACAAAAGGGCAAACAGTGGGCAAACAAAAGGGCAAAGCAAAGTTGAAGAAATGGGCAAACAAAAGGCAAACGTAAGCCCTTGTAAAACAGATAACTTACAAGGTTGTAATCCTATTAGTGGGCAAACAAAGGGCATACCAATGGGCAAAGAAAAGGGCAACATTCAAGAATATAATATATATATATCTAATAATAATATAGATAATAATATAATAGATAATAATATAGAAGAAATAGAAGAGAAAAAAATAATAAAAAAAGAGAGTGAGCAAATTTTTGAAGAGTTCCGTAAAGCCTACAAAGGTAAAAAACGTGGGTTTGCAACCGAGTTTGAGAATTTCAAAAAGAAATACCCCAAAAGTTGGAAAGAGGTGTTACCGTTGCTAATGCCAGCACTACAAAGAGAGGAGGAACACAGAAAGGCTGCAAAAGCAGCTGGGGAGTTTGTACCTCAATGGGCGATGCTGCAAACGTGGATAAACCAAAGCAGGTGGGAAATGGAATATCCAGAAGAGAAAAATCAACAAGTAACACAAGTACAACCAACATCCCCAGCAGCCAACGAGTACGGAGGCGATTTTGGAGGGGTTGATTATTAAAAGCAAGGAAAATGGAACCTCAAAGAATAAATGAAATTTGGAAGCACATGGAAAAGCCACACTAATTTGACCCACCCTG